CAAGCCGGTGAAACATACCGTAAGGTCACCGGGACCATAAACCAGTTCCGCACTGATGCGGTAGATGCCTATGATGAAATCCAGATAGCGTTTGATGGTGGGGACTGGGGTTACGGGACTCTGGAGAAGTACTTGGGTACGAAATCAGCCCAGGTACTGACCAAGTTCGCTAGCCAAGCCGGTGAAACATACCGTCAAGTGACCAGGCAAATACAGGAATTCACCGCCGCGGTCAATTCGGAAATCTCCGAACACGTCCAACAAGCCAACCAGGTAGTAGAAGAGATACGACGCCCCTTCGACGAAGCCGCAGCCCCCATGGTAGAAGCCGGGCGCAGCCTAGGCGAAGCATTCGCCCAGGGCATCGCAGACACCCAACGCCAAATTGAGGAAGCCGCCAATAACGCAGTCGGCGCCGCCCGGGACTTCTTCCCCTTCTCACCAGCGAAGAAAGGTCCGTTCTCCGGGCGTGGCTGGGTCCTCTACTCCGGTCAAGCGGTCGGTAGCGCATTCGCCCAGGGCATCGCAGATACTGCCGCTGATGCCGCAGCAGCTGCTGCGAAAATTGCCACTACAACACGAAATAATCTAGATTCAGTAGTGAGCGCCACTAACACCGTTGGCAATAAGCCCGGCGCGCCGGGTAGCCGGCTGGGTGGTGATTACTCCGTGCATGTGGGCACTGTGGTGGCTGCTGACCCTACAGCCCCGCTGCGTGAGATTGAGGCGATGCAGCGTGCTGCCCAGATTCGTGGAGGTGGTTTTTAATGTTAACGGTACGTTGGGAAGCTCCAAATGGTAAGGTTTGGAATTTAACGACGGGTGCGCAGGGTGTGAAATTGGATATGAATAATTCCAATTTCATGGGTGAATTCTCCTATAACTATGACGAATCTGGTGTGAATATTCGCGGGGTGAAATATGGGAAAATAGAGCCTGCTTTGGCTATCCAAATCAACCCGGATTTATCTTCCACGGCATGGTACAACTTGCATATGGAATGGTGGAATCAAGCGAATTCGGCATTGAAAGATGGCAAGCTTCTTATAGATAGGCCAGATGGCACCACGGTGTATATTGACGCTAGGTTAGCTAAAGTTCCTGGTACAAGCTTTCCGTATGACCCAGGCATGAGGTTTGCTGAGCCGCCGATTGAGCCGTGGATATTGACAAGTAATTTTTCCCATTGGTGGGGTACATTAGTTTTCCAGTGGCAGTTTTCCAATGGAGTAGCCGTTGAGCATACGGGAGGAGCTGTTGTTAGTGGTGATGAATTACAGTTAACTAAATCACTGTCCAACAAGGATTTAGCGCTTTTGAAATCGGCTCCCTTGTATCCTACGTATATATTTAGAAATATTAAGAAGACTCCTAGTAAAACCGAGTTTGGGGCGAAGGGCAGTCTAATGCAAATAACGAATAAAGCGAAAGGATTTACCGGCTATTTAACAATTGAGACTGATCCGATGCAGAGGAAGGTTTCGAGTCAGGGGCTGCCGGTCTGGGGGTATATATCAGGTCCTATGGCGCCACTTTCAGATGATATGCGGGTTATTTTACCAAAAGATTTAGCTGACGATGTATACGTTGCGCTGCATCAACGTTATGCTACACCGTTCTAGAGAGGTAGGAAATTGGCTACAGAATATTTGACGCCCTGGGGATGGGATAGTGAACCTATCAAGCTTGAAATTGTTAGTGCCTGGGGGGAGTCGTTCGGTCTGCTACCTCATGTTACTTATATCAAAGGTGCTATAGGTGCTTGTGATGGGCCATGTGATTTGTTTATCCGCTGCCTATATTCCTCTCAGATTAACCACCTAATAAACTGCAAGGGCGGCTATTTAGTGAAGGTAACTATTAATCGTCGCATTAATCTGTATTGTCCTCGTGAGGTCAATATTTTAGGTGATGACACTGAGGACACGCCGATAGTGGAAATGACTTTAGTGGACGGTGGCGGCTTCGTATATGGCACACCAATGCCGCTTAATTTCCCTGTCACCAAGGCAAATGGGTCTACCATGATGCAAAAACTCATGTCAGAAAAACTTGGAATGACGCTAGAGCCACGCCGGTATTTTTTTGAAGTCTTCTTGCCTGAATGGGATGAGTCACCAGAATTTTGGTCAGGTGAAAATCAGGAGTCCAACAGTATTGGCGATATGGTACGACTATCATTAGCCAGTCGTGGGTTTTATTTTACTGTAACACCTGGGCATGAAGGTCGCTGGATGATCCGAGTACAGGTTCTGAAATTCCCGGAGAAACCCACCTATACGATAAGCCGAGGAAACGGTGATATAAAAAGCTGGCGGCTACGAACATTCGGATCTCAGGCGAAAGAAATGGTCGCTGATGTCGGAAACCAATCCCATATCAGTATACAAACGCCAAAATTCTTGTGGGCCAGTGGCTGGGAACACCGGGGGAAAGCGGTTCAAACCTCTAGCGCAAACGTCGATGCCTATTTCGACTCCCTACAGGAATCTTCACAGCTGGAAATCGAGCTCAACCCTAGCGCGCCTTTCGCTATCGGTCCGAAATCGCTTTCGAACATGCAAACCATCTGGGAGGGGCACACCGTTGAGGTGGATTTAGGTATCCCTGGGCTAAAACAAACCCTAAGGGTTATGCGGGTGGAGTTCGAACAAACCCCCGAAAGATTCACTATGACTCCGGTGCTTTCCCAGCCTGATAAATCACCTCGTGGTGTGTGGAACCAACTCTCAAAGCAGGGGAAAGAGATAGATTTTATCCGCGCCATGAGCAGGTAAACTTTCCTATCTAGGTGGTCCGGCTTTCCGCTGTTTTTGTGCAATATCCGGGTTGTGGGTTAGGGTTTTAGTAGCTCGTCGCCCATGTGGTGAAGGAGTATCCGGGGCAGTGCGTTTAGCGCGCTGCCCCCGTTTTTATGCCTACCAAACCCCACCAAGGTGCCCCTCCTGTGGTGTCGCATATACGCAGTTTCCCCGGCGCGCCGGGTTGAATGTGGGGGCAATATTTTTTATTGAGGGAGGGGTAATTATCATGGCCAGACAGTGGCCAATGCTTCAAGACTCGTACACCTTGACTAGCGGTTTTGGGCCCCGCTGGGGCACCCATCACAGTGGTCTGGACTTCGGGGCAGCTGACGGCACACCGTTCTACGCATGTGCCGGCGGTACGGTGCAGTATATCGGCTCAGCCCAGGGATATGGGCAGTGGATCGTGATTGACCACCCGGATAGTGAGGGTGGCGGCTGCACCGAATACGGTCACATGTGGGATGCATTTGCTACCGGCTTGAAGGTGGGGGATTGGGTTCACGCTGGTCAGCTCATCGGCTATGTGGGCAGCAATGGCGAATCAACCGGTCCGCATCTACACCTAGGCGTACACGAGTACGACTATGGTAGTCGGCTGGTGGATCCTGAGGAGTGGCTACGTGGTTGCCCGCACCCGCTGCCGTATAACACGGTGCCGAATAACGTCACCGGTACGATATTCGGCGTAGATGTATCAGAGCACCAGGACGGCATGAGCCTGGTTGCCGCAGCCAATGAGGGTATCGACTTCGCTATTATCCGCACCAGTGACGGCACCTATCAGGATCGTAGCTACCGTAGCCACGTAGATGACGCCCGCGCCGCGGGGCTCGTGAGCGCCGCCTACTGCTATTTGCGGAACCCTAATGAGGGCACCAGCATTCAGCAGCAGGTAGGTGCTGCTCTAGAGGTCATGGGGGATAGCCACCGGCTACCGGTGTGGTTAGATTGCGAGACTGACGCCGGGCTGACGGAGGACCACATTTGGGAGGCTAAGCGTCTGTTCGAAATGATGGGGGTGAGAGTACCCGGCGTGTACACCTATGTGCCTTGGTGGGAGCAGCGAATCCACGGTGGTGAACCAGATTCCCACCGGTTCGGCGCCATGTGGGTAGCCGCTTACGGTAACAACCCGCATGGCGCGCCGCGGCTCCTGTACGGGGGCAACTCCCACCCGCAGTGGGATTACCCGCTAGGAAACCAGAAACCCGCTATTTGGCAGTTCGGCTCCAACGCACGAGTTGCCGGCTATGACGTGGATATCAACGCCTACCGCGGCACCCGCGCCGAACTCGAACACCTGTTCACTGGCGGTATGCCCGCCCCAATGACTAAAAACGAAGGAGAATCACAAATGCTACGCTGGATTTTGGATCAGCTCGTAGGCCCCGAATGGGAGGGCGACAAGCCGAAATTCTCCGGCTGGAAACAAACCGAGGGGAAAACCCTCACCGACTACATTGCCGACAAGCTCCGGCTCCTACCGGAAATCGCCCGAACCGTGGCCACGCTCCCGGAGCGGCTAGACCGGATTGAAAAACTCCTCACCGCCGGCAGCGATAACCAGCCCTCCGGTGAAGCCCCGAAGCCCTCCCAGAAAGAAGCCGAATAAACCATGCTGACCATCACATTTTGGAAGGACGCCCTGGGGCGCGCCCTGCGCACCGCAGCCCAGACGGCAGCAGGATGCTGGACCACTGACGTGCTTATCATGGACCTACCGTGGAAAGTCATGCTGGGGCTAGCGGGCACCGCAGCGCTATACTCGATCCTCACCTCGATATCGACCGAACCAATCGGCCCCCGCGGCGTCGTGGCCACAACCGACCTCACGCCAACACCCGCCGGTGAAACCGCGCCGGGCGGCGCCGCCCATAGCTCAGCCGAGAAGACGCCTAGCAGCCCCGTAGAGGCGTCAGAAACCACCACTGGTGGTTCTGGTACTGCTGGTGGGGAAGCCCTGCTATAATCGACCGTGCATCATTTTTATTTTTCATCAGGGGAGCCCCGCTATCAGGCGGGGTTTTCCTGTTTCCGACTACAGGTATAAGTGTGGTAGATTTTTGGTACGCAGCGATAGCAGCGAGAGTGGAAAACTGGTGTTCATAATCCATCTAAAAATCCCCCGGGTTCTCACGGTCCGGGGGATTTTTAGTTTGTAAAACCAGGCAAAATTTCGTACAATTTTTCTGGAAGCGATGATTGTTGCTAGTTCAAGTTTTTTCATCCACTAAGTATGGCCCCGGAAACGGGGCCCTTAGTGGTTTCAAGGGGGGCATCCCCTATGGGGTTAGAGCCACTGCTTGAGCATTTCAACCCAATCTTTTGCAACGTTTTGCCAGCTCACGGGATTGTTATTGTAGCTGCTTAGCAGGTCATTCATAATGTCCCAATCGCTCTCACTGCGGGAATCGTAGGTGGGCTTGACCGGGTTCATTTTCTCATCCCTCGTGATAATGGTCATGTGCACCGCGGTAGCGTTCAAGTTGGTTTCCGGCACAGTCAGGGTCACCTCGATACCGGAATCCGGGTTTTGTTTCGTGGCGATTTCCTGAATTTCGCCCCGCTCAGCAGCACGAGGGCATGGGATCCACCGCCATGAATCGTCCATGTGGTGCAATCCTTGGTGCATCTCCCACCGGCGGATCCGGTCCTCAATCCCCCGGTACAGGGTTTCACCGCTCTGCATGCGTTTTTGCATCGCCATGTACTCCTCAGGGGAGAGATTGCCGGCTTCCTCGATGATTCGCATAGCGTCACGCATCAGCTCCAAATATTCGTGCGCCTGAACACAGAACGATTTGGCACGCAGGAGGTCTTTTTCACCCAGGCAGTCCAGCACAAGGTTGAGATCCCCGCCGATTTCCCGCTTCCCATTCACCATGACCTCATGCGCCTGACGCATCGTGAAAATGGGGGTTTTCTCCTCGATATGATCCCGGCGTACCCGCAGCTTGTAGCAGTCCGCCAGCAAGTTATCGAGTGTGCGTTTTGCCCCCAGCGTGCCCGGGTTGATGCTCTCAATGCTGGAAATGACCTGATTGTAAATGGTTTTCGCAGCGTCTAGCAGCTCAACAATGGTTTTCGGGTTGACCGGTTTTGTTTCAAGCAGGGCTTCCGCATCGTCCAGAAGCTTTGCGGCATCTTTGTACATTGCCTGCAATTCATTCACGGCTTCTGCCTCCTTCACGCCGAAAAGGGTTCGCACGATATCGCCTTTTTGGCGGGGTTTGATGTGATCCATGGTTTTGATCTCCTCTGTGAAATAGTCATATTGACGCTGGTCACGCTCGTTTTCAACCGGGTATCCCATAATCAATTTCTCCAGCCGCTTCACGATGGTATCGGCGTCCACGGTGGCGCCAGCAGCCCGAAGATTTTTAGCCGAATTGATACCCCGGTCGAACTTTTCCGCGATATCCTTTTGTACCGCTTTCGATACTTCACGGGAAGCCTCGTCAAAAGTAAGTTCGCTCCCCTCTTCGTTTTCGCTGGTCAGAAGATCGTTGAGCACGGAATCCTGGTCCGCTTCTTCGGTAGGTTCTTCCACCACTTCCGCGGTTGACGCTTTAGCAATTTGGTTGCGCACGGCTTCGAGCCCCTCAACGATTTTAGCCATCGTGTAGTTAATCTGATGCACATAGTGCTGCCGATTGCTCCGAGTGCCGGGCTCATCACCCAACACGGCTACCATTTCATCCCGGAGCGCTTTAGTGCCGGCAATCTTCGCGGAACTGCTTTCCACCATGGCTTGAGCAGATTCCACATCGCCCTTCTCCGCCATTTCAGCGGCAGCATCGCTATCCTCCCCGGCGCTCTCAACAGTCTGTGATGCCTGGTCATACAGTGACCAAAAGTCTTTTTCCTCCGCTTCCGCAGCAGGGTCTTCTGCCTCCGGCAGTTCGGCACGAATTTGGCGAATACCCACCTTGATGAATGCCAGCTCGTTTTCCAGAATCGAGAGGAGGAAACCAGCATTAGGCTGCGGATATTCAGCATTGGCCTGCTTCATGCCCTCACACGCTTTGGTAGCGGCATCAAACGCCGCAGCGGCAGACTCCGTGGCGCGCCGGGCTTTAGCATCGTCGAATGTGCTTTTTGCCTCATCGAGGGCTTTTTTAGCGGTATCCACGTGACCGTAAGCCTGCTTTTTCAATCCCCAAAAGGTGTTGTGAGTAGCTTTTTCAGCCGCATTATCTTCTGGTTCTAAAGCGTCTTCGGTAACCTCTTCCACATCAGCTTCCGCCTGAGGGAGTCCCTCCCGCATGGTTTTCACCGCTTCGCGGGCTTTCTCGTAGGATTCTTTCACCGATTCGGTGATCCACCGTTCTGACAGTTCTTCCAGTTCACGAAGCATTTCTTCTGCTTTTTCGGCGGTTTTTACCGCCCGCTCACGGGCATCATCCACGCATGGCTGGGTGATCTGCGGGTTTTCTTCCAGCGAATCGGCGACCTCTAGCGTTCCGATAGCTTTTTTGCACAAATCGGCGATTTTTTCCGCCCACTGAGCGGCTTTCTCCTCTGCTTTTTTGGTGAGGCTTGGCGGATTGAGGGCTTCGGCGATATCGGCGATAATCCGCTCCGCTGAAATCAGGGTGGCGCCCTTGCCGGAAAGGTGATCCACGTGAATATTGTTCTGACTATCCAGCCAAACCTTGACATTTAGCAGAGATGCAGCACGGGCGTGAGCGACCTTTTCGCCCTTCAGCGTGGAGTAGGTGACGTTTCCGGCGTTGGAGTAGCCCACTTCAAATTCGATAATTTCTTTCCAGTTTTGCACGTAGCGGCGGTTTTCGCCGGTGCGTGGGTGGGTCCAAGAGCGGGTTTCAACCTGCGGCGGGGTGGCAACGATGATGGCCATTATGTTTCTCCAATCGGGGTGTCAGGTGGAAGGATTGTTCCCTCTCATCTGCCTGACAAGATCCAATATACACACCAACCAAATTCTTGTCAAGTCGCCTTGTGAAATGGGGTTATTTTAGGGGGTAATAATGCGTGTTTATGCTGGTGAAATCACGTGTCGCCTACCCCCGGCGCATGCCACAAATCCGTATATAAATAGATGCAAACAAAAAGGAGCAAGCAATGGATTTTACCGATATAGCTTTAGCTATTGTCGCGGCTCAAGGGGGGTTTTGGTCGCACATATGGCAACTCATATCCCCCACTGAGGCGGTTGTACTAGCCCTGATAGGTGCCGCCGGCACCTGGTACAAGATCTATACGGATACCAAAATGGGCCAGCTCAGGGCGGAAGTCGATTGGGCACGGTCAGACGCCGAAAAAGACGCTGCGGAATCGGCGGCTCTAGCCCGGAAATCCGAAGCCGTCGACAAGGCTTCACAAGAGCTACGAGAATGGTTGACAGGGCGTGTCACCAGCCTAGAGGCTAAGATGGAGGCAATGCAGCAAGAGCGTGAAATGCGGCTCCATGTGGCGGTAACACTCTTCGAGCTGCTAGATACCTACCCAGATCCGCCCGGCGCGCCGCGTATATCCCAGCATGTAGCAGACCATATTGGGTGGGAGCAGCGCCGGAGTGCCGTCACGGGTGATGAAAAAGGAGAGAAATAAATGACGGCTTCCACGATGCAATACGAAGTTTTCCTAGAGAACTCGCCACGCTACTTATCGAACCTAGCGCCTGGTTCCGCAATTCATCTATACCGCCGGAACCCCGGTGACGTTATCGGAAGAATACGTATGGAAACCAATCACCTAGTTATTTTGTCCGAAAGTTGCTTCGAAAGAAAGTATTTCAAAATTGGGCGCCCATCTGAGTATTTGCCGGAAGAAATACAGTGGGAAGGCTGGCTTCAGATAGGGAGAGATATCCGGGAGATTTTCAAGCATCTAGGATGGATCAGGACGTACGAAAGCGCGCAATATGGCTAAAAGAACGTTTGATTATGTGGCATAAATATGGCACGCCACCTTGGTAGCAAACATGCAGAAACGTGATAAGCAGGTAAAATAGTCGTAAAGTGTGGGGTCCCGGTGGCCCCACAATCACACCCCAGTTCCACGCCAGGAGCTGGGGTTTTCCCAACCCCACAGCTGAAAATATCACCCCCGGCACCTCGTCAGGTAGTGTTAGATAGTGTCAGATAGCGGCAGATTTGGCATGAAAATGGCACAAAAAACGACCAGGAAGGAGGGAAAATTTGAGCCCACTAGGCAGCATTCGCCGGCTCCCATCGAAAAATTATCAAGCCCGCTACACCTACCGTGGGGCAAAATACAAAGCCCCAGAAACATTTAAAACCCGCAGGTCAGCAATAGCTTGGCTAGCGGAAGAAGAAAAGCTAATCGCGTTAGGTGTATGGACACCCCCGAAGCAGCGGGCGGAGGAAGCAGAGAAAGCGGCACGCCGGGAAGCCAGTACAAAAATCACCCTAGGTGAGTGGCTAATCCAGTATCACGAGGGGCTGCGCCACGGCATCAGGCCGATAAAAGAATCCACATTGCAGGACTATTTAAAAGTGGTAAATAATCGGATTTTGCGCCCGCTCCCCCCAAGCGGCGGCGTTGGGGTCGGAACGAAATCTGTGGTCGAGGATTTCGCGGTGACGCCGCTAGCGGGCGTGAATAAAAGTCTAGTACATAAATGGTGGGATAGCATAAACCACGCCTATTCCACGCCTACAACCAACCAGAAAGCCTATAAACGCCTCCGTGCAGCGCTGAATGCCGCGGTAGAGCAAGGTCTGATAGATCACAATCCCTGCTATATCAAAGCCGCCGGCGGGCGGATAAACACCAAGGACAAACATCTACCAACTGATGCGGAACTCGCCGCCATCATGGAGCACATGCCAGCCCGCTACCGGGCGCTTACCTCCCTAGTGCTCTTCCACGGTCTCAGGATAGGCGAAGCGGTGGCACTCGAACAGCAAGATGTTCAGGTAGCTGGGGAGGTGCCGTATGCCCCACAAATCATGGTCACGATCCGGCAAAACGCCCAGCGGCTCGTAGAACAGCGCGCCGGGAGGCCTCACACCTATCTGCTCTGGCAATCCACTAAAACCGCCTCAGGGCGCCGCACAGTGCCCATTATGGGCTCACACACACGGTATTTCCTAAAGCATATGGCCGATTACCCGGCACGCGAGTGCCTGATCCGCACCGAGGAAGGGCCCCGGACCGCCCAGCTCTTTACTAGCACCAGATCCGGCGCGCCGATAATGGACACGAGCTACCGGTCAATCCTCAACCGGGCGGAAGAAAACGCCGGCGTCACCACCGACATCGACCCACACTGTGGCCGAAACTGGCTAATAACTAGACTCGCGGAACAAGGCGCCCACCTGAAAGAAATCGGGAAAATATTAGGTCAAACCGACCTCGAAACCATCACAAACGTCTATATGAAAGTACGTGCCGGGAGAGCTGAAACGCTCATGAATAAGGTCGATTTGAGTCTGGAATACGAAAAATAATCGCCCCAAAAACCCGGCACAAACACCCTGGTAAAACCACATAGAAAGGATTTACCCCCAGAAAATGTCCGGCTTAGAGTCCCGAAAACCCTACCGAATCAGCCTTGATATCACCGTGAAAGAATTCACCCAAGATATCGAAAAACACGTCAAATACGCCCAATACGGATACGAATTCGAAATCTACAAAACCCCCAAAAAACACGAAAACGACATGATTGGATGGCTACTAAATGACGGTGAAACCGTGCTAATCAGCTTCGGAAATACCCAGAAAAAACACACCTTTATGATCCCGATGATTACCGGGCCCGAAAAACACCTAGAAAACAGGGCAGCAAAAGAACTCCAGACGAAAACCGCCGAAAAAATCCGCCGAATCCTACGGGAATTCGGCTGGCTGAAATAAACAAAAACACACTCTATGCCCCGGCGCGCCGGGGCATTTTGTTTATTCGATGGGGTCGGTGAATTCTTTGGGGATGATTCCGGCACGTTTTTGTGTGTCCTCTATGATTTTTATCATAGCGTCAGCGAGTTGCCGCGGAGAGGCGGCAGTGAGGTAGGTTTCGACGTCTTTATCCCATTTTTCATCCACGTAGCCATTGTCTATTAGTGCCCTGAGGGGGTGGATGTTATAGACTTCGGCTATTTTAAGGACATTTTCGGCGGACAGGCGACCTTTACGTATTTGGTTATAGAGGGTCCTTTCGGGTATTCCTACTTTCCTGGATAATTCGTTTTGGCTATCTGTGGTGATGGTTCGCAGCCACAGTTGAGGCTGGGGAGTCGGAATATACATAGTACTCAATTTTATTGATACGTCAATCCCGCTGCAATCTTTGCAGTGGTTACTGCCTGCAAATATTGCATAAATCACTGCTAAAGGTTGCATAAATAGGGGTAATCGGCAATACTTGCTTTATGGACGGCAAAAATTGCAGTACTAAAGGGCTGTATAAATATTTGGATCCTGTTGTTTTGGATCAGGCAAAAATAAATTCCGGGGCGAAAACGGAAAAAGAGTTCGCCCAAGCGTTAGGAATCTCCCACGACACGTTGCGGAAATTGCGTAAGAGGGAACGCATGCCCTCCCTCGACACTCTGGTAGCGGTTGCCGATTTGGCAAATTCTCCCTGGGAAAAAGCCATAATTTTCACTGCGGTTCCAACGCCAGTGCCGCTGAGAGTCGGTGATAAATGATGTTTCCACATCCCGAAGAATTCGCCCGCAATTGTATAGATATCATCAGCGTTAAAGATGATTTAGCAGTCATGCTGTACCCGAATAAAAGTATTCGGATTATCACTAAGCAGGGCGAAATTCTTCTCTATCCGCAGGATGTGAAAGTGCTGGGCTACATATGGGAAATCCATAGGATTGCTGCCGGGCAAAAGGCGGATCAAATATGCAATTTTGACCACCTTCACATCATTATTAACCGCGGGTTTTTAACCATGTGGAGCCTGAAAAATAAGGGCGAAGAAGTCCATTTTCCCCTTGATCTTTTAGGGCGGATCCTTGAAGAGTATGAAAAGCGCTATTTTCGATTTGGCCCAGGTGAAAACCCATGGGGCAAATAGTATTTTATTATTACCCTCGTCAAATAGGGAGGTCAGAGTTCCGCAGGAAGATTTTAGCCAGAGAAAAAATGCGCCTAAAAATACGGAAATTATACGAAAGTAGAGGATATGAGTTCGCAAGTAAGACCACCAGCCCGGGGCCAACTATGGCTTTCAATCGCCCAGGCATCCCACTATATGGGCATTTCGGAATCAACAATTCGAAAACTGATTGATGAAAAACAGCTCAGGGCTAGCTATTTTTCCTCCGATAAAAGAAGGTGTTTGCGAATTAGCACAATTGATATTGATGATTTTGCTAGTAAAAACGCCACGTTTAATTAAGGAGTGAAAATGCTACCCATGTTTATCCCCTGGGATTGCGCGCCGGACAAGCTCTATATGCTCGTGGTTGTGCTGCAAAAACTACAGCTATACGCAGCCCAGGGCTACGATCTCCGAGAAGGAGTCACGGAAGCCATCGCACAAGCCCAGGAGGCACTAATCGACGCAACAGGCGGGAACGTTGAGCTCCCGCAACCAGCGCAATATACCAATCGGGCACGCCCGCTAGTGCAGCAGTAAACACAAGGAGGAAAAGAAATGTCCGACCCCCAAAAGCTCGAAAATATCGAACCTGATACCAAATCTGAAGAGCAAATAATCACCTATCTAGAGGAAGACGCCGGCAAAATCAGGGCGCACGTAGCCGGGCAACTGCTACCAGGCCAAGCAATAATCTACGCACTACTGCTACGAGTAACAGGGCTAAACACCACAGCGGAAAACATCCACGACGGTTGGGCTGCATGGCGGCTACTATGCCGCCCAAATGATCCACACAAAGACCTGATCCCATACGACGACTTAAACCCCGCTACTCAGATCCTCGATGAGCCATACGCAGCAGCTATCCGAGAGGTGGCAGCCAACCAAATTGAGAGCATGCCCTATACCAATTCACGTGGCATACCGGAGCGTCTGGAAGAGCTACCTAAAGAGCTGGTCTTAACGAAAATCCAAGTGCAATTATATTGGATTCAACAACGCCTAAAAATGATTTTACCGGAAGATAACGCAGAAATTAATAACCTCGTATTTAGTGCCCTTGAACAGGCTTATATCCTCTCCAAGGTCTCACTAAACATGCATCAGGAAGGGAAAAATAGGCAAAATGGCTAAAAAAGAATTGTGGGAAATCGAACGGGAAATGCTGCTGAAATTCAATGAATTTGCCGGCTTTCTTCTCGGCACATTACCGGACCAAGAAACCCCCGAGGAAATAGTCGATTTCAAACTCACTATGCACCATATCAACCAAGCGGAAATCTACGCCCAGCGGGCGTTTCGCCGCCGAATTGACCCCGAAGCATTCGCCGAACCCGACTACGAAGAAGAGGAAGAAGCATAGTAAATGCCCCGGCGCGCCGGGGAGCCCCGCCCGAGGTGTCAAGGGCGGCAATATCTAGATATAGGAGTATTCTATGCGAAAGTTTGTTCGTTATGTTCGAAAAGGGTGGTCGTGCATGTCACGCTTCGAGAAAACGATTTCAGTGCTACTTGGTATTGCTTCGTTTTCGCACGTGATCTTGTTTTTCTGCCCGAATAATCAATACGATATTTACCCCCTGGTTACCGCAATGGCCGCGGCAGCATTACTAGTGAATATGTTCGATAAGGCTATTTTACGAGATTCAGAATTAACCGCATGGGCAGAGCGAAATTTCTACCGCAGCATGTGGCTTGAAATACTGAGATTCTGCGAAAAAAAGGAAAATAATGGTTAATTCATCACCATGCGAAACCTATATTTTTCAATTTCACCCCAATGGTATCCCCGAAGAATACGCGGAAATTCGAGTACCAATATTTGAGAATAGGCCCTATTGGAGAGTTGATACTGTAGCGAAAGTTCTAGGCCATTCTGACCCTGATGATTTCGCAGCGCCAGCAGACGGTGAGCGTTACCAATTGATGGAATTCCGCGGTGGCAATGCTCAATCATTTCAAGTAATTACCGAAAAAGGCCTTTTTCAAGCACTCAGTAAAAGCGATTCCCCACTTGCGAACAATTTCAAGGTTTGGACAAAAACAAAGGTGGTTCCCAAGCTCCGCCGCCGCCTAGGGATGGCGCAAAAAGTCACAGTGACAAAGGAGAAAGACTCATGAATGAACAAACATTCGAACAAAAACTAGCCCTAGCATCTCTCCGCCGGTACGCAGCGGGGAATAAAGTTTCCCGCGCCGGCATGGAAGCAATGCTAGCCGCGGGCTATATCACGCCAGAGCGAGAGATCACGCAGACTGGTGCGGCAGCGCTCACCCGAAAATGATAAACAGGCCCTATAAAAACAGCCCCACTAAGGGGCTTCGGCTTTACTATCTGAATTCGGTATTATTCGGCGGGGTTTCCCACATTGCTTAGATCAGATTTTCGAAATGCTTTCTCATCATCTGAGGCATACGCACGTTGCAGGGCGACCATGGCGGCGGCAGCTTGTGCCGCCTCCGCAGCTTGTGCCGCCTGCGTAGCCTGGGCAGCGGCAAACGTTACGATTGAATCCAGCGTCATGCCGGAATTACCAGCTTCCACCTGCTCAACCGCTAAAAATTCCACTGGAATATTGAAAAGCTTCGCAATAGTTATCGCCTCCGGGAGGCGAAGATCACGCTTACCGGCTTCAATCTGGCGCAGCGGCATTATGCCAATTGGCGTTTTCGTTTCAGCTAGGCGCCGCTGGAACTCCGCCCGCGACCAGCCAGCTTTCACCCGGTAGCGAACAATATTTTCGGCGATAATTTTGGTGTCATCCATGACTTGACTATATCACACCAGATCAACCGCTTGACAAGATGCCGAAAACCTATTACGGTTTGAAACCATCGCACAAGATGCAGCGATTATGATTAAAACAATCATCAAAAACGTTGAAAAAAATCATCATAAAAATCAATATTAAACCTGTTTGAAAGGATCAAAAATGGCTTACGCCAAACTCGAATGCTCATCACTTTTCCACCCGCGTATGGCTGGGCTGTCCCAAGCGGCATACGGGCTCTGGTCAAAAGGACTGGCATGGGTGAAAAACGGTCTCACAAACGGCTGGATCGACCACGCCGGACTGAAATTTTTGAACGCAACCAAAGCTCAAATCCGGCAACTCGTGGAGCGTGGATTATGGATCGAACAGGTCGAAAACGGTATCAAAAGGTACTTCATTCATGACTATTTTGACTACAATTTGTCCCGCGAAGAGGTGGAAAACCGGCGAGAGAAAAACCGCGATTCGAAACGCAAATCTCGCAGCCGGAACTCCCATTACCTGCAAAAATCCGCGGTGGTCATCGACGGACACCACAGTGACGAAAACAAATCGGTTGCGCACGAGTCATCGTTTCCCCTAGAAGAAGTACAAGAAGAAGAAAAGGGAGGGGATACGTGCGCGCACGCACGCGAGGCTGGCCCCATGCCGGGTGATCCCGGGGCTGGGGAACCCTCCTCCCAAAAAATTTCCAGTGGGACCACGCCGGCTACCGCCGGCAGCGCCCCCACCACACCATCTACACCACTGCCAGATCCAGAGCCAGAGTCGGAGGACCCAATCCCAGCTGCCGCAGAGCACCAGGAGAACGACCAAACCGGCGCGCCGGTAGACGAGGGAAATAACCAGTTTGAGCAGGAAAAAGAGCCGAAAATTTGGATGTGTGCCCCGGAGGAATTCCCAGAAGAACCCGGGCTTGACCTGCAAGATTTAGGCGATTTCGCCGCCACAGAGGTGCCGGAAGACCCATGGGCCGAACTAGCCGCATTGGAGAACCACCGCGCACAACTGCCCAGCACACACGAAAATCTGCCCCTAGAAGCCTCCCAGTGGGCCAAACCCGCCACCGGTGGCACCCACACCCCAAATCGTCACTCAAGCCCCGCACAGCGGGCGCTAGAGCGCGCCGAGGAGACAAACCCAGCCGACTGGTCCATCCCAGAGGATCCGCGATGCCGCGACCACGCCGGGCTGCCACGTGAACAAGTACCGGCATGCCACGCCTGCGCCCGCGCCCGCGAATGGTTCAAGCAGCGCGCCCACACGGAAAAACAAAACCGGAAAGCCGCAATAAACGCTTGTGACCTCTGCGATCACCTTGGGATGATAACTGTAACCGATTCGAATGGTCACCAGGTCGTCACGCACTGCGACCACACCGGTGAGGTGCCGCTAATCGTGGCCACACCGCCGGAGCCACGCCGGGGCATGCCCTCCGCCCTCAGGGAACAGCTACAGGCACGGTGGAGCCGGCACCAGCCCGCCGCTAACACGAAAAACCAGGCACCAGCAGCCCACCAGGGCGCCGAAACCGCACCCACGACAGGAGGCAAATAGTGACCGATATCAGCCGCCTAGGGAGGCCCACGCCACGATACAACGATCCCCTACCAGAAGGAGGCGAACTAATATTCGAATGCCGCATCATTGGGCACCCCAAACCCCCAAAATCACAACGCGAAGAGGGTGCGGGATCCCGCCAATGGCGGGAAGTCACCAAGGCACAACTAATCATTTTCAAAAATCGGCAGCTCATCGCCCCAATTGACGAACCAGTAATCGTAGAAGCAATATTCCTACTCCCTGTACCGCGGCACCCGAAATTTTCCCTACCAGCAACCGGCGATTACCTAAACGACCTATGCCATAACCTGGGAGGATCACTGCAAAAAACCGGCGTACTCAAAGACCAAACCCGAATCACCACATGGATAGCCAAAAAACGCTACCTCAACCGCCACGACGTTATCCCCCCACTACCCGGCGCGCAACTCAAAATCTATAAGGACAAACAATAATGTGTAACAAAATCGACGCCCGCACCCGGCGCGCCCGCAAAGAACACCGCTGCTGGGCATGCCACCGCCTAATCCAGCCCAGGGAAAAATACCGCATCGAAAAATACACCGATATCGACGTAGGCATCTACGAACTCAAAATCTGCCTACCATGCCACGAAATCACCGAACAAGTATTCGACTACATCGAAGTAGCCGGCAGCTACTGGGGCGACCCAGACGCCGGCAGCCAGCCAGAAGACTATGCCGAATGGGCAACCGACACCGACTATCCCGACACGCCGGAAAAACAGGCCTACCGGGCGCGCGCCGGGCTCACTCGTAATGCGGAGGTAGTCCCGTGATTTTGGATATGACCTGCGGTTCACGCATGATGTGGCACCAGAAAAGCAATCCCGATACTATCTACGGTGATCTGCGAGTGGAAAGCCATACTCTCTCAGATGGTAGGCGGGTTGATATCAAACCCGATATCAGGTTTGACTATCGTGCGCTACCATTCCCAGATAATACCTTTGACCTGGTAAATTTTGACCCTCCGCACCTCACCAGAGCAGGGGAAACCGGTTGGATGCGGCAAAAATACGGTGTCCTTTTCACCACATGGCGAGAAGACCTATCGGCTGGGTTGTCGGAAGGCTTCCGTGTGCTCCGACCGGGCGGCACCCTCACGCTAAAATGGTGCTCAGAAAACATCCCGCTAGCTGAGGTTTTAGAGCTAGCGCCCTATCCAATGCTCTATGGGACCAGGCATGGTAAAAATAATAAAACGTCGTTTACGGTTTTCAACAAACCTGTTTTAAATATTGGAGAATAGGGGAAAATAATGGATGAAAATTCTGTTATTAACAGCGCATTTGGCGTAAATATTATTGGAAAAACCTTAACCGAAATACTATTGATTACCTACACCGGAGTCGGCATTCGTGTCATCGACCTGAGGAAAATAGCAGGTGTGATGAATAAAACATTGTTCGGAAGGACATTTACAGACCAGCATCGGTTCCAATATAAATTCGCCGGCATAAAATTATCGGGCATTATCGAGGATAAAATGACTGATTTTATGGTAGTGCCATCGCCGATTTGGGAGATCAATTTCATTGATACGAATGGGTCCCTGCTTAAAGCAGTTGAAAGCCCTAATACCCCTGTTGAACTACGGTTAGGATGCAAATAATGAGTGAAATAACTGAATTGATTGGTGAAAAACTTAACGGTCAAACGCTGAGTTCAATAATGTGGAGTCTAGAGAAGAAAATTGGGAGTCGAATAACTGATTTAGAACAAGTCGGGCATCTAGTAAACCGCGAATTATTTGGTCAGGTATTCTCCGGTAAAAATGGTGATAAATACCGTTTCGCAGGCATCGAACAAGCAAATTCCAAAAAAGACATTGGTGACCTCACCGAAGTCACATGGTCAATTTGGGAAGCATTTTTTATCGACCAAGATGGACGATTACTTACCGCTATCGACGACAAAGAACATGATATCGAATTAGTTTTAACGGATGAATAATGGCTGAAAATGGCGATGAAGAACAAATTTTAGAAATCCCTATCGGTGGCGCTAATCTTGACGCAATTAGGGATATGTTTTTCGCCTTTTACGAGTACGGCGACAGGGAATTTAACCGTGTTTTCCAAGGCGCAATCGCTGAATACAGGAAATATTATTTTTGTCCAAACTCGCCCGGTACTGTCGAAGAGGTCACTATTTTATCCATGGAGCCGCCACGGAGAGGGCAACCGCCGCGAATAAACATCCAAGACGAAAGCGGGGAAAAACATAGTGTTCACCCTATTATGCTGGAATTTAAACGATTCAGGCAATAAAAGGTGTGATTAATTTGGGAAATACAGACAATTGGAAGAGCGATTTACTCCATGAATATTTAGAGTGGGACCGGCGAAAAGGGCGTATCACTGTAGAAAAAGTAGAAAAAATGGATATGATAGTTCAAATCCATGAACAGTTTGAACTAATAATTGATAAGATGCGTGCTTTTCGCGCCTTGGTAAGTTTCATTCTTGTGACATGGATAAACCCAAACATTATCCTCCTTATGGCCCATCCAATACGCAGATTCTCTATAGGCAGCTAAATGGATAAAAAGCCTGATTTTAAAGTGATTTGGCAAGAAATTCTAGCTCAGGCATATCAGGACTACACCGCTGCTAAAAACGCTTCTCGCGGCAAGCAGGATGGCGTAGTCGTCACGCCTGTAGAGATCGTGGATTTTCAGATTCGAGCCCTAGCTGACGTGCTAAAACGCCGGGGCATGAGTTTTGCTGACCCCCAGGTTCAGGTAACCGACCCCTTTGGGGGAACTGGAATATATCTAGCACGATTGATGCAGATATCAGGGTTAACTCCTGATGAACTAGATGACCTATATCACAACCGAATGACGATGATCGAAATTGACAAAACCGCATGTCAAATGGCTGACGCAAATTTACGGCAAGTGTTTTACGAGGAGACCGGGCGCAGGCCCAGGCGAAGCGTTGTTATCCATGGTGACACATTTGCCATGTATGAGGATAGGGGTAAAAAATGAGCCGCAGCCAGCGACTTCACGTGTGTTTAAGGTGTCAAAATTTGAAGCCATACGAAGCCCGCGGCTTGTGTAAGTGCTGCTACAACCATGTGCGTGAGGGAAGAACCGCAGAGCATCTAGACGATTACCCACTGCTAGGTGAGGGAGATAACCCAAACGAACCGGCTATCTAACTTATTTTTCTTTTTTGAAGAAGGGTTATATTTTCAGACGCTTCAAAAATAAAACCCCTGGTCAGGCTTTTTTAGCTAGGTTGCGTGAAAAATAAAACATAAAAAGATCAAAAAGCCAGTCCCAAATAACTAAAGGCTCTGACCAGCCCAAACCCCACCATTTCACCCCCACATCACCCCCGTTACGCAATAGGGCTTGACAGGAATTTGGTTGGTGTGTATATTGATAGTTGTCAGGCAGACGAGAGGGAATAAACCCTCCACCTGACCCAAGATTGGAGAAACACCATGATCCACGAGATCGACGCCACCACCGGTGAAATCACCCGCACCTGGGACACCGGCACCTACTGGATCAACCACCAGGCCTATATTGATCTGGACCTGATCCCCTACCTAGGCGGAGAGGAAACCGCCTGCGATTTCGACCTGCAAGGCATCGCCGAAACCGTCCTCCGCAGCCCAGATGGCGACCATCTGGTTATCGCATCAGCATATGAGGACGAAGCCGCATACCAAGCCGTAATCGCAGCCCACGACCTCACCACGCGCCGGTAACCCAAACCGCCGGGGATGATAAGCCCCGGCAACAGCGGGGGCGCGCATCGCTTACCAAACGCGCAAAACACCAGATCTCGAAAGGACATTTTCACATGCTAGACCCACACCAAAATGATCACCGGGAACGCAACAACCCTGAGTCCGCATTCGATATCACCGCTTTGAGCTGGGAGGAAACCCGAAATTGTGGCGAAATCGAGGTGGAAATCACAGCCAACCTTGAAGATCCGCATCTCTACTGCATCACCCGGGAACTCTACGCCGCCCCCCCGGTGGACCCTGATAGTGAAAACGATAACATTGTGAGGCTTCGGGCGCTTACATACCTTGATTACGAACAGCCGGAACCCCATGCCGATATCCTTGTAACCGCAGGTCGCAGGCATTTTTGCAGTACAAGCAGCCGTGATTGGCCTGTACTGGATGCGCTCTTTGGCCGAATCGCATGGAAAAAATTTGCCAACAATTATGCCGCCGAAAACGCTTCTGACTGGGATTTTGACGAAGAATAGTAGAAGCACCTAAAAATTCCCCCACCAGGTGAAACCGGGTGGGGGATATGGACTGCACCCCAGATATTCACAATAACAGGAGTAGAAAGGACTCTACCATGTACCTTATCCACCCACGAAAAAAGAGCCTTCCCACATACATCCACGAGGATTTCGACGCCATTGTAGCCATGCTCACCGCCTACGGAGCGCGCCGGGGCTACCGGCTGCCAGAACCGCCGGAGCATGATAACGCCCTCACTGATTATGCCGCCGCCTGCTACAACATCGCCCCCTCCCAGCTGATCGTTATCACCCCATCCACACCGCAGCTTGCAGAGCTATACGGCAAAAGCCGCTATTTTGACACCTTGACCAGGGAGGTCCAAACCACCACCGCCGAACGCGATGCCCTGATCCGTGAGCTGGCAGCTTCCGGCACTCCCAACACCCATCTGGCAGAGCTCACCGGAATATCACGCGAACGAGTGCGGCAAATAATTAGTGCTGCCAGCTAGCCGCTTGACCAGCCCAAACCCCACCATTTCACCCCCACGCCACCCCCGCTACGCAAGGGTACTTGACAAATAAGCCGGGGGTTTGTATACTTAAAATCATCAGGCAGACGAGAGGGAACAATCCCTCCACCTGATCCAAGATTGGAGAAACACCATGAGCAAACAGCTCAAAACCTACGACCTCGAAGCCCTAGCCTGGTCGGAAACCGGGACCGATATTCAGGGGCAGCTGTACTGGAATGCAGTTCGCCCGGACCCAGACCATGAGGAAATCGCTATCAGCATCGTGCGATACACCGATAACCGGGAGCCATATTCCGATGATCCACCCGCAGGCACAGTAGAGCTTAGCTACCTCAATGGTGGCGCTCTCTACACCAGCCTTGAGGATCCAGAGGAAATCACCACGATTTTCGGTGAGGGATGGCGCAAATTCCTAGAGCAGTGGTAATCATTCTATTGCCGCTCTGACATAAAGCAAACCCCACCAGGGAAAACCTGGTGGGGTTTCGTCATATCCCATATTGTAGGCTACGCCACACCAGCTATACTAACATCTGGGACTCGCACCAGGCGGCACTTCATATACCAAAACCCCCGCCATGATTAGCGGGGGGATTGGAGAAACACGATCCATGGTACCACACGCACCGCCACGGGGGGGAAATGCCCAGCAAATGCTTACACATCACTTGCCACCTACCGGCAATCGCCAATGATCCGGCAAGCCTTGGGCTCTGCGCCCGCCACCACCAAGAATTCTTGAGCCACCGATTACCACCAGCGCCACGAGGCGGCACTGTACCTATCGCTCAGGCGCTGGAGCTGCTGGCCAAAATCGTTCCGCTTGATCTCTCACTCCGGGAAATCGGGAAAATCGTTGGACTTCCCAAAGACACTATTTGGCGCATCAAAGGACTTCGATCACAATATGTTCGCAGGCCAACATGGGAAAAATTACAAGCATCGTACGCAACCAAGCTATACCTAGAGGGGCTGAGCCATGGGCAAACAGCGTAACGTGAGAAAAGTCACACATCAGTATCGTGAGCGAGTCAAACGAGTCAGAAGGCAGCTAGAGCGCGACCCCTCGAAAGCCGTTTGCTGGATTTGCGGCGACCCTATCGACATGAGCCTACCCACATCCCACCAGATGGCTTTCACACTCGACCACATTATCGCACTCGCCACCGGAGGCGGCTTGATGGGTGAAACCCGCCCAGCACACCGAAAATGCAACTCCGAACGATCAGACGGCAGACGCCGCCCGGCTGACACGCTCCTCGATTGGTGAACCACAAAACCCCAGGTCGCAACCAAACCATGGCGAATTCCCGGGCGGCACCCTGGGGGGTACCCCCCGCCGCCCCGGATCCTCTCACCTCCCGGTAATGCGATACACATTCGCGCCGGGCATGTCGCCTAGGGGTTAACATGAAAAAAATTCCCCTAAAATCACACCGTGTTAAACCTGTAAAACAGCTGATGAAAACCGAAAACAGCCATTAACCAGTCAAGAGTGGTTAACGGCAATCAGCAACGAAGCACGATGAGGGGGAGGCGTGAAAAAACCCGCGAAAAACCGGGCAAAATGCGGCACAGTATCCGGCTACCGGCAACACCAACGCCACGGAGAAGAAAGCTGCGAGAAATGCCGCCACGCTGCCGCCGAATACATGAAAGCCCGGCGCGCCGGGCAACCAACCAAACCAGTCACCACGAAGAAGCGCGGGCGCCCAAAGAAAGAAGACGATAAAACCACAACGCCGAAGCCGGAAAAGAAAAACGCACCACATCGCAAGAGCAAGAGGGAGTACGACCCCTTGCAAGACGGCTATCTACGCGATTCCGGGAAAAAACTATGGCGCGAGATCAAAAGCGCATATGAACTAGATCCTGTAGGGGATATCCTCCTCATGGAAGCATGCCGAATGAAAGACCGACTCGACCGGCTAGCCGGCGCCCTATCGTCCTCAAGTAGTCTGTGGTTTGAGCTGGGGGACCCAATCGAAACCGCCGATGGGGAGGTCCAAATTCAGGTCGTCGTGAATAACATGATTGCCGAAGCCCGCCAGCTGCAAGCCGCTATGGCTATCAACCTGGGGAAAATAGGTGTTCTCAAACCTGCTAAAGCCATCAGCGAATCCAGCAGCGTCATGGATCAGCTACAGGCAAAGCGGGCTGCGCGCCGGGAAGCTGCGAAGAAGAAAGCCACGATGTCGTGACCACGGCAGTCCTAGAAGCGGATCCGGCGGATCCACGGCTAGAGGTGCCAGAATCTCTATTTAATCCGCGGCATGATGAAGAAGTTGGGCAGCAGATCCCCCGGTATTTCCATGCTCCGCAATGGGAATCCACCGCCGGAGAAGACTTAGCTGATATCGCTAGCATTGCCGGGTTGGACTTCATGCCGTGGCAGCAAATCGTGGCCAATAACGCCATGGCGGAGGACCCCGTCACTGGTCGGTGGCAAGCATTTCGCGTATGCCTGATCGTGCCGCGGCAAAATGGGAAAAACGCCCTGGTCAGGGCGCGCCTGCTAGCGGGGCTTTTTCTATTTGGCGAAGAGAAGCTTGTATTTTCAGCCCACCTGTTTAAAACAGCTCACGCTGAATATTTAGCTATCCGTCAAATTATTGAATCCATACCTGAGTGGATGGATATGGTCGCCCGCATGCCCGATTCGCGGGAAACGGCAATCATCCTCAAGGACGGTCGGCGGCTGGATTTCCTATCCCGGGTGCGCACCTCAGGGCGTGGTTTACAGGGCGACCTGGTCATTATTGACGAGGCTTTCGCGGTGTCGGAGGAGCTGATTTCCGACCTGTTGCCTGTCATGGTTACCCGTGAAAACGCCCAGGTGTGGTTCACGTCGTCAACCGGTTTCGACTACTCCACCGTGCTGAAAAACCTTCGTGAGGATGCTACAGAGCGCCCAGAGGAGAATAAGCATCTGGCGTTTTTTGAATGGTCCGTGGATATCAAAAAGATAGATTGGCGAAGCCGTGAAGCCGTTCAAAAGTCCAATCCTTCCTTAGGCTATCTGATTTCTTGGGATTGGGTCCGAGAAGTTGAGCTGTCAATCATGGGTGAGGAGCAGTACCAGCGGGAGCGCCTAGGCGTGTGGGCTGACAATTCAGCCGATGCCGTTATTGGCGTCGATCTATGGGATCGTGCCGTGGTGTCCAAGGAGATTTTCCAGAATTACCGAGTGAAAAAGCGCTCCCTAGCGTTGGAGATCACCCAGGATCGTTCCAAAGCGTTTGTGGCGGGTGCCGCCCTGCTCAACGACGGCAGAGTGATTGTTGAGATCGTCGACGCCCTAAACGGAGTGGCGAAAGTGCAGGACTTACTGCATGCCCTTGTGAAAAAATCAAAGCCGGTAGCAGGTATCGTTATTGACTCGTATTCGGGTGCTTCGGCTATGGTGCCGCGACTATCGGCGGCGGGTATACCGGTCTCGCTGGCCACTACCCGGGACCTCACCGCCGGCAGTGCTGATTTCTATGACCGGCTCGTGAATCTTGATGAAAATTTGGTTTTCGAGCCCACGCTTTTACATGGCTCTCACCCAATGCTAGATGATGCCGCTTATACAGCCCGCCGCCGCCCGGTCGGAGCGTCGCGTACAGCGTGGACGTGGCAAGCGTTTGGTGGAATACCGGTAGAGCCTCTACGTGCCGTGACGTTGGCGCTGCGGGGGCTGAGCATGGAGCCAATCAAGAAACGTCGTGGGAGGGTCGCATAAATGAGCGTAGAGGATCTAGCACTGTTCCAAGCTGTTGAAGTTTTACAGACGTTCGAGCGCATGCTTCAGAAACTCAAAATTCAAAAACAGCAGGTAGCGAACATTAATTCGTGGCTGCGCCCTGAACTAGAGGTGGGGTTTCAACTGCCCCGGAAAGCAACAACGGAGCACAAAGGTCTATCTATGCTTTCCCGCACCCCATGGCTAAAACTCGTGGTAGACAATGTGACCCAGGCCATGTTCGTTGATAACATTTATTCTAGTAAAGGCCATACCTCTGAGCTTTGGCGTATCTGGCGGGCAAATAAATTACACTCGCGGCAGATTGCTAACCATCGCTGTTTTATCGCCTATGGGCACTCATATGCCTTGGTGACGCACAATTATTATGATAATGAAATACCACTGGTTCGGCTTCTTTCTCCCTGCACTATGGCTGTAGAATACGGAGATACTGGCAGTTTCGACCATCGCCCGGCGGCGGCTTTATACGAATATTCAAATGGCGGGCGCATCTATTGGTCATTATTCTTCCCTGGTGTCCGATACGATATCGGGAAAAACCCCAATCCCGGAACTATTACCCGTGATGAAACGGGCTTTTCTTCCGAATACGCTATCCTCAATTACGAAGAACTGGACGTGGATTACGTGCCGGTCGTCAGGTTTGCTAACCAGGAAGACCTAGACGGCAATGTGATAGGGGAGGTTGAACCGTTCATCCCTACTGCTCAGCGGATAAATAAAACTACCTATGACCGGCTCCTTGCCCAACACTTCAACTCCTGGAAAGTGAAAACTGTCACGGGGCTTGATCTGCCGGTTCTTAAAGATCAGGACGGAGACCCAACAGATCAACCAGATGAAGCAGCCACAGACCACCTGAAAATCAAACTCGCACAAGAAGACATGCTGGTCTCAGATGACCCAGAGACCAAGTTTGGCGTGCTAGACGCTACAGCGCTAGAACCGTTCGTGGAATCCTTCAAATCCGATATTGAGGCTCTCGCGGCAGTATCTCAAACACCGGCTCACGCCCTTACCGGGCAAATGAGCAATCTTACACCTGAAGCGCTTGCCGCCGCCCGGGGCCCCCTCATGCAAAAGGTATCAGAGCGGAAGGCAAACGCCAGCGCTTCGTACGATACGCTGCTCCAAATTATCGCCGACCATGCCGGGCTAGCAGAGCTGGCAGACGATCCGATGCTACGTGTTACGTGGCAAGATACGGAAATTAGGTCCATGAGCCAAGCCGTCGATGCCCTAGGGAAAGCCGCCCAAATGCTAGGTGTGCCGAAACGTGCCCTCTGGCCTCTCATCCCCAATATCGAACGCTCCACCATCGAAGAATGGGAACGCCTAGCTGACGAAGAACTCGAATCCGACCCAATGAACGCTCTATTCCAGCGGCAAACAGCACGAAATGAAGATGAGGTAACCGGTGGCTAAAACCAACCGGGGTCGAGAGCTCACCGAAAACCACCGAATAGCCCAAGCCACACTAGCAGAACGCCTAGTCAACTGGGTTATAGAAGTAGTGCTACGACTGTTTAAAATTAGCGATATCGACGACTCCGCTATCCGAATCGCGGAAGAAATCGTACCGCGAATACTCCAATATCGTGCAGTTTCCGAACACCTGTCCGAAAACTACATGGTCGACTTCCGGGATGCTGAAGTGCCGAAGCGCAATAGGCAACCACTAGATTTCGGCACCGACACCTACCAGCCCAGCGAAGCCGTGCACCAGGTTATCGTGTCAATCAGGGCCACCGCGAAAATCGCAGTGAAACAATCCCTGACCAGCAACGAAGTCACACAGAGAACCGCGAAAGCCGTAGCCGCAAAAGCTCAAAAAATAGCCCAAGATGGCGGAAGGCGCGCCATCATCCACGACGTCGAGCATGGGAAAGGCCCAATCGGCTATGCCCGGGTACTCGATTCGAAACCATGTGCGTTTTGCGCCATGCTTGCCAGCCGCGGCGTTTCATACACCGGATTCCTACCAGACGGCACCGGACTATACCGAAGTGATGCTTTTAAAGCCGCTAATAGCCGATTTATCGGTGACGGAAAATTCAAAGTACACGATTACTGCGGTTGCACACTCGAACCCGTGTACGAGCGCGCCGGGAAAATTCGCCTTCCTGGGATTGGCGACCGGTTGGCGTGGGAGTGGGCAGAAGTTGCCGCTGGGCAGCCGGACTCTTTCAAAGCGTGGCGTAGGTGGTGGGATTCAAAAACCTTACCTGACGATTATGAAGGGGCTTTAGAATCTGAGGGGACAAAAAGGCCGAAAAAGAAAAAGAAAACTAATCCATGGGTGGCAAGCCCAATTGTGGGATTCACGAAGGATGATTACCTGAAACAGGTTGCTGACCTGCAAAAACGCCTTGAAGGTGTGGAGAAAGAAATTGCAGTAATGAAGGCCCACGGAGCTGCTGACCGTGATGTAAACCTTTTCAGTCTAAAGCACCAGAGAAAAGTACTTTTGTCGCGTATCGAGTCGTACAAGAAACACGCTGCCAGTATGTAGATAACCATCAATAACCGCCCGGAGCGGTTCTGTGACGGGGGACATAAAGAGGGGGATCATAGTCTTGACTCGTGAAGAAGTATTACAGCTGATCGAAGAAGTCGTCGAAAAATACCAAAATGGAAACCAGGCGGGGGAAGCCCAGGCGGCTACCTCTGCCAACCAGCCCGCCGGCAAAAACGTGGAAGCGGAAACCGCAGAAGACAACGGAGAAGAAACCGCCGCCCCAGGAGGCGACACCTCAACCCCGGAATCGGACGCTGACACCGAAGCTGACAATGTGGCAGAACCCCGGGAGGATTCCGCCGCTGGCCAGCAGGAAGAATCAAGCGAAGACACGGCTGACGGCAAGGATGCCGCCCCAGGAGGCGACAATGAAACCGGCAGTGACCTAGAAAATGCCTTGAAAAAGATCCACAAGCTGAATCGGGAAAATCAAACGCTCCGGCAGCGTGCCAAAGAATCCGAACAGAAGATACGGCAGTACGAAATCCCCAAAAAAGCCGGTGTTCCTGCTGAATTATCCGAATGGGTGCGGGGCAATACAGATGAAGAAATGGAAGAAGACGCGAAGCGCTTAGCGGAAGCCCTCAACAGTATTCAAAAGCAAAACCCAGGTACGAAACGGAAAAGCTTTTTCGACGGTCTAGCCCAAGATAGTCGCGGCACCAAACCCGAAGATGAAACCGATCTTTCCAAGATTGGTGAACGTATTTACAAACGCTAAAACCTAAGCTAAGGACATATATAATGCATATGCTATATACTGAGCCGCAGATTGCGCGCTCCACACTCGCGGCGGTTCGGAACCGTTCCACGCTCTCGCGGATCGTGAATCAGGATTTCTCCCAAGATTTCATCCCCGGTCGCGGTGGCGCTATCACCATTAAATCCCCGGTGTATATGGCTGACGCCCGGGTATACACCGCAGCGGATCGTGCAGCTGACCGGTCAATCACCTACTCTGACCTGTACGAACCGTACCGCAGCATGAAGATCACTGACCAGATCTACCAGGCTGTGAAGCTGCCGGATAATTTCGTCACGTTTGACCTCACCGCCATGGAAACCCAGGTCATTGCCCCCATGGCGGAGACCGTAGCAGACGCCCTAAATAATGAGGTTGTAAAGGCATTCGAGTCTGTGCCAGCAGGTCTTACCGCACAAGACCGTGGCGCAAAAAACAAGCTTTTCTCCACAGATGGCACCGCCTACGATACTGCCGCTGATCTGAAAGCCGCCGATAAGGTTTTCAACGGCATGGGCTTGGGACTGAGTACCCGATTCAAGAACGAGAACCTGAAAGCAGACGACCACAGTGGTGTGCTCCCGGCAATCCGCTACGCGGTAAACCTGCTGAACTCCCGCGGCGTGAAACCCCAAGACCGGTATTTAGTGGTCGGCGCCGGCTGGGCAGCAGCCCTCCGGGCAACCCCAAGCCTCACCAAGGTCAACGAAGCCGGCACCGATGGGCTCCTCCGGGAAAATATCCTAGGTCGCCTCTACGGACTCACAGTTGTAGAGGACAACGTTATTGACGCCTACGCCGCCTACGCCTACAAGATGGACGCAATTACGCTTGCCAGCCGGGTAAGCGCCCCGCCGAAGGGCGCCGCTTTCTCCGCCACAATCTCCCAAGACGGCTTCAGCCTCCGCTACCTGCATGATTACGATGTGGATAAGCTCCAAGATCGTGCCGTTATTGACACATTCGCAAAAGCTGAGGTACTCGACCTACAACGCATTGTGAAATTGACCGGTAAGGAAGGCATGGAAGAGCCGAAAACCCCCGCCCCCGCCGGACCCTAACCACTAAATAAGGAGATCACCCATGGCCACCGTGAAACTCATATCCAGTGACGACCTGAAACGCTCCCTCCCCCAGGAGGAAGCCGCCACTTTCGATACTGGATTCGCCGCCTGGGTGATCGAAATGGTAAGCGCCGCAGCACTCCACGAAACAAAACAAACGTGGAAACAGCCTGAAGATTTGCCGGCGGGCGTGGTGCCGGTACTCGCCATAGCTGCCCGCCGGCTCTATACCAATCCTGACCGGTTTACCCGAGAATCAGATGGTAGCTACTCCTACGGTCTTGATTCATCAGTGACGAAATCGGCAATCTTCACCCCTGACCAGCTGGCAATCCTCCGGGATTACGCTACCACCACAACTAAGATCAAGGGCTTTGGCACTATCAGCACCTACCGCGGTGACATGCTCCAGAATCGGCAAGGTCAGGTGATCTGGTGAGCCTGCGGCATAAAACCCACGCCACAGATAAAGTCACGGTGATACTCCGGGAAAATCAAATAGGGCGTCACGGGCGCCTAGTGCCGGTAGAAACCGGCAGAGTCGAATGCTGGGGGAGGATACAGCCATCAACCACAGATGAGATTCTAGGCGTGGCCACCGCCGGCGAAACCCAGGTACTCACGATGAAAAACTTCCTTTGCCGGACTTTCCCGGGGGATTCACTATCTCAAGTGCTTGACAGTAACGGCATGCTGTACAACATTGTCGGGGAACCCGAACGTTTTACCAGCTCACGACTCACCGCCAGAACCGTAGTACGCCTCAAACAGGCAACCCAAACCAAGGGGGTTTAGCGTCACCGTGGCGAAAATATACATGAAAACCGGGCGGCAGATGGCCCAACTTGCCGCCGAATCCGGCATCCTCGATGAAGCCGCTGCCGCTATCAAAACTAAAGCCGAAGCCGCCGCCGCCCAACACCACCACACTGGTGAATACTCCCAAAATTTCAAAATCGGCACCGCCCGCGGCAAAGGCGGCGTTACCGACCGATATGTGTACAACGACCACCCCGCCGCTCTCGCTATCGAATACGGGCATTTCGCACAAAAAAAAGGTGGCGAACTCGGCAAATTCGTACCAGGAAAATTCATACTCCTACGATCCATAGGCCAACTTAGATGACGCCCAAACATACCCGCCCGGATATCATCAAACGGGTTGTTGAACACATCAACGAAACCGTGCCGGAGAGCCATGCTACGGCATCTATAGATGCGTGGTTGAACCCAAGGGTGATAACGACGCTGGTCACGCCTGTTCGAATGGCGCCAACTACTCGTATGCCATGGAATCGAATGCTTTTCGAATCCCAGATATCCGTGACCGTATTGGGGCCTGACTACGACCAGGTAGCCGATATAGCGGATATGGTTCAGGAGGCGGTTTTGTCGCTTAGTGACCATCCTGCTACCGGCGTGGCTATCGTAATAACCGACAGTGAACCTCTGCGGATTGCGCCGCATAACCCGTCAGGGGTCGAGCAAATATCTGCGACATACACCCTGACTGTCAGGGGGGATAGGGGACAATAACCATGGCATATGTAGACGATGCTGTATTTATTCCTGGGAAAGGTGCGGTGCTTATCGCCCCGAAAGATACTGACTGCCCGGAGTTGACGGTTATCACAAAATGGCTTGAAGACACCACTAAAAACGCCGGCACTTTCACGCCAGTTGGCTATACAGCTCTGGACTCGCTACCAGGGATCAACTCTGACATTTCCGGTGGTGAGGTTAAGGGGGTATGGGAAAACCCAGCGCTACGGAAAACAAAAACTGAATCCAAAGATTCTGTTGTAGTCAAATACGCCCAATGGACCAAGGAACCTCTTCAGCACCGGTTTGGCCGAGATGGCGCCGTCGATACCACTAAAAAACAATTCTCGATTCCCGCCAACTACGTTCCAGTAGAAGTATCTCTGCTGATCGTCTTTATTGATAGCAGCGGACCCCTGGTACTGCACTATCGGTTTGCATCTTCCTCCCCTGACGGCTCCATAGAAACCAGCAATGAGGATTTTATGAAGATGGGTGTGAAGTACGATATCCTGCAAATCACCGGCAAATCCAAGGGCACCATCATGCACAAAGACATGGTGTAAGGAATTGTCGCGTAATAGATATCCCGGGCGGGCGTCAACCATGATTATTGGTGACGCCCGCCTTTCTGATCCAAGGAGAACAATATGGCAACCCCAAATAACCGCCAGAATCGTAAACAGCGCCGCGCTACCGGCACCGGCAAAAAAAAGCGCAACAACCAGCCACGGAACCAAAACCGCAGCAACCCTAACTCCCAACACCAGCCACAACAACAATGGGAGCAAGAACCGCCGCGGTTTAACCCGAATCCGGCACCAACTAACTATTTCCCCGGCGGTTACGGCAATCAGCAGCAGCAACCCGCTCAACCGAATAACGGAGCCTATGGCAACCAGCATGGGGCGCCGGGTAGCGTAAACGATTTTGATTTTACTGGTAATTTCCCAGCTGAAGCCGTGACTGATCCAGAACCAGTAATCGAAGAGTACTACGAGGACGACGAAGATTCTTGGGGAGAAGATGCTCCGCAGCTCAAGGATTTCTCCAATATGCTTCCCGCTAGCACTCTAGGAATCTATGCTCAAGCGCTTATGCTATCAGAAGAGCTAGGCCCAATCGCACGAGGGTTCGACTCCGAGAATATGAGCTCCCAGAGCATGGAAGCGATGCATAAATCCGTAGAAAAGGCCCAGGAAATGGTGCTGGATAATGCAGAAGACCGAGCTGAAATGCAGGAATTTCTAGAATCATTGTCCCTGAATGACGGCATTGCATTCATTATGGAAAAATTCGCCGAAATCTTGGAATCGCTGGGAAATTAATTTGCCTGCGCACGTATGTGCAAAAATTTGGTTCGGCACTCGTGCCGGACTTCCAGCAATTCTATAATCTACGTTTTACGCAGGTCATACGGGAATGGGGGGTGAAAGAAGTCCTGCTACTTATTGCAGGGCTCCCGGAAGAATCCCGGCTTTTCGCCCGAATGATGGGTGAAAAACAAGGGCAAGCTTGGAGCAAATCGGATTGGGTCCTGTTTGACCTGCGTAATTCCGTAGAAGCATTACGTGTAATGCAGGCAAATAGTGACGGAAAAAAACGAACATCTTTTAACCAGTACAAGGTTTTCCCAGGCCATAAGGTGCAAGAGCGCAAACAGGCCGAACGCACGCTGGCTGCGTGGCGGGCGCGACTAGCAGCGGGTAGCGGAGTCGAACAACTGTACTAAATAACTATCGGGGGGATAGTATATGGCCACCAAGGGCATGGGCCGAACAATTGGCGCTGCAAACGTTAAAATCATGCCCGACACCAAGGGCTTTGCGCAAAAACTCAAAGATAATCTCCTCAATATTGAGCACAAAACCAAGCTCAGGGTTCGTGCTGAAATTGACTCCGCAGCGCTTCGGAACTCCGCTGAACGAGCTATTGACCAACTCGACCGAATTTTTAAAGTTAATGTTGAAGCCAGCGTACATTTAAGTTCTCTCATCGCCTCAGCTAGCCGTGCTGTTGAAGCCGCGAATAATGCCGCCGGAAATATCAATGTTGAAGCGCTAATAGACCAGCCGAAAATCATTACGGCTGCCCACAAGGCTGTGGAATCCGCAGAGGCTGCCGCTGGCAAAATCAACGTTGAGACCACAATTGACGAGCAACAATTAGCCAAAAAAGCTAAAAGTGCAGCGCATCTAGCAGTCCTTCATGCGCAAAGTGCTACGCACGCAATTGATATTCCCGCCGAAATTGATACCGAGGATCTCAGGCATCGCCTCAGTAAGGCGATTGATGAGGTCGGGGCTTTCGGCTTCCTCAAATCAGATATCCAAATTGCTGCCGACTTTGACCAGCATGGATTAGTGGAAAAAATTAATTCCGCAGTTCAGGCAGTGCAAGAGTTCGCAAAAGTTGATGTTGATGCTGATGTTGATTCCACCGAATTGGTCCAGTCCGCGAAAGCATCAATCAGGGCTGTTGAAACAGCTATCGACGCGATACGGATTGAGCCGCAATTAGGTGATCCGGGGAAAATCGCCCGCGAAGCGAACCGGACTATCAAAGACGCCGAAAAAATCCTCCCTCCGCTCCGCCCGGATATGGATGTGGATTCACCCGGGTTTATCGCCCGAGTAAAAGCCGCATGCATTGCCGCAGCTCAACACGCCAAGGTCAATGTTGACCTTGATGTGAAAGACGGATTGTCCCGGTTTGGGTCGGGGTTATCAGCAATTATGGGCCCGGTGGGTGCCGTTTCAGCGGGCTTGGGGAAGATCTCCGCGGTTGCTGGCGGCGCCACCGCCGGCATTGCTGGGCTGGCTGCTCACGTAGCTTCTCTAGTGCAGGCGCTGGGCCCGGGCGTGGCCCAGGTCGGCGCGCTGGCGGCTGCCATGGGGCCGTCAGGCTTAGGCGCCGCGGCGCTGGGTGTGGGCACGCTGAAAACCGCATTCTCAGGGCTAAATGAGGTCCTAGAAGCCAAAACTATTGAAGAGCTAGGCCCCGCCCTTGAGAATCTTTCCCCCGCCGCCCGGGAGTTTGCCGGTGACCTACTCTCCCTCCGAGAGCGGTTCGGTGAGCTAGGGGAGGATATTCAGGAGAAGTTTTTCGCTAATTTCTCGAATTTCGGTGAAATTGCGACCCTCATGGATCCACTTCAGGAAGCAATGGGGGATGTAGCGGTTGACCTAGGGAATGCTGCCGCAGGCGTGGTGGATTTCCTCACGCAAGGTAGCGGGTTTGAGGCATTTAATGTTCTGCTCGATAACTCCGCCAATATCGCAGGTCGCGTAGGCGATACCCTTGGAAGTCTTTTCGAAGGGATCATTGCCGCCGGGGCGGCAGCTTCGCCGATTGTTTCCGCTCTTTCGGAAAAAATCGCCGAAATGGCCGAAGCGTGGGCCCAAAAGATGGTTGCCGGGTTCGAAGACGGATCCCTTACCGCATATTTCGAACGTGCGCTCGAAACGCTCAAGAGCTTTTGGGGATTCGTCCAAGACCTAGGCGGAATCGTCAGTGGCGTTTTCTCTGCCATGGCTGCCAGTGGTGGCCCACTCCTAGGCATGCTAGGCGCCGGCGCTGATGCCCTGAATAACTGGGTAAACAGCGCCGAGGGTATGACCACCCTCACGGATTTCTTTAGCATGATGGCGGGCGCAGTCGATGCAGTGCTGCCAATTGTTGGTCAGCTAGGAAGCATCTTTCTAACCACTTTGGCGCCGGCATTCGTGCAAACGGTTGAAGCTCTCGCTCCGTTCGTGCAAATGCTGCTGGAATCCCTCAAGCCTGCGCTTGATTCGCTAGCGCCGGTGCTGCCGGTGGTGGCTCAGGCAATCGGCGAAGGCATTACAGCCATGGCGCCACTGCTGCCGGTGGTGGCTCAAGCGATTGCCGATATCCTGCTAGCCGTTGCTCCGCTCATCCCTCAGCTGGCGGAATTGGCCACGGAAATTCTTATCCCGATGATCCCAACAATCGCAACGATGATTGAGGGATTTGCAAAAATTATCGAGATTCTTATCCCCATGGCCCCGGCAATCATGGGTGTAGTTGGCGCTTTCGTGGTGCTGGCTAATCCGATAGGCGCTGTGGTGGCGGCTGTGGGCCTGCTGGTTGGTGCCCTGGTGAATCATTGGCCTGAGATCGAGAATTTTTTCAGCGATTTAGGCCAGAGCATTAGCGATGGTTTCAGCCGATTTGGTGAATGGCTCTCTGGCGTAGGGGACACGATCGTCACGGGCTTTAACAACGCTACTAGCGCCGCAGGTGACACGATCAGCGGTTTTTGGAACACCACGACTAGTGTATTCCAAATCGCTGGTGAGCAAATTAGCGGTTTCACCAGTGCCGCCTGGGAGAGCGTAAAAGAGCACTTTCACCAGGGTGTTTCTATTGGTCTTGATACAGTAGCAGGTTTCGCCGGAACAATAGGTGATACTTTCTACCGAATCAAAGATGTACTCACCGGCACATTCTCTAAAGCCTGGTCTGATCTGAAAGATGCTGCTAGTAACGGTGTTGGCGGCATTCTCGATTACGTAGGATCAATCCCAAGCCGGTCTCTCGAAGCTCTGGGGAATATCGGAAAAATCCTTTTCGACTCCGGCAAAGCACTAATCCGAGGATTCATTGACGGCATCAAGCGAATGATTGGTAATGTCAAAGACGCTGCCGCTGATGTGGTCCAAGCCGCCCGGGATTTCTTCCCCTTCTCACCAGCGAAGAAAGGTCCGTTCTCCGGGCGTGGTTGGGTCCTCTACTCCGGCAAATCAATAGGCGAAGCCTTCGCAGAGGGAATCCGCGGCACCGCCCAGACGGTGGCCACCGCCGCCCGCGGCGTCATTACTGACGCTCGTGATGCATTTGATGAGGTAGACATAGCATTCCAAGGTGGCGATTGGGGTTATGGAACCCTCGAAAAATACTTCGGTGAGGGCATTTCCCGCGCCATCGTAGACGGTGCTTCCCATGCTGGTGACGCTCTCCGTACTCAAGCGGCACAGTCGGAATCCCTCCGTGAAGCCGGGCAAGCTATGGGCAAAACCGTAGGCGATGCCATGGCCCACGCAGTCGCCGACTTATCCGATATTTCAGATGAGCTCACCATCGCGTTTGATGGTGGTGATTGGGGTTACGGCACGTTGGAGAAGTACCTGGGTACGAAATCAGCCCAGGTACTGACCAGGTTTGCCAGCCAAGCCGGTGAAACATACCGTAAGGTCACCGGGACCATAAACCAGTTCCGCACTGATGCGGTAGATGCCTATGATGAAATCCA